CATTGCATATCTTGCCTTGATACCGGTGATCGATGTAACGCAATGTCCAGTCAATCATGCGATAGCCATCAAGGTTACGATACTTAGTGTTACGCATTTGGCCAAGCCCAAAGTGATTGCCATTAGGATTAATTGCCTCAACACGCCAATTTGATTCCTTGGTGATTAGCGTGTTAAAACATTGGAATTCTTTGTAATTAACAATTCTTGAATGTGCATAAAGCTTTAATGAATCTATTGATGCTTGTTTAACATCTTTTGTTGCACAAGCCGGTGTTGTGCCAACCACACAGAGCACGGCCAATAGCACCAAACATCGCCTGCGAGCTACCCGGTGAACCGGCTCGCCAACGAGTCTGGAGCGTATCCTGCGTGTCAAATACCACGCGTAATCTTGGGCGATTCCAACAGGTTTCACACACCTGTGGACAAAGCCTGTGGATAACTTCATCATCTGACTCGGCCTAATTTTGAGGCCACCAATGCAGTTGTTGCTGCATATCCCATGCTGAAAATCATAGTCTGATATTGGATCTGTGCCACATCATTGCCTTTAATAAATTTCAAATTTGGTGGCATAACCATTGCACCAGATGCATTCTCCCAAATGAATTTGAACCAATTTGCCTTTGATGTGGGAACCAGACACAACCCATTATTGTGATACACAAACTTATGAATCCAGTCATTTGGTGAGCTGTATGGCGGGTTCATCCAAACCAAGCCTTGCCAATCTGTTGTAAGTCCATCCTCAATTATGGATAATGATTTTTTTGCAGGTATCCATGGAATTCCTCCCGAAGGCGCACAAACATCCATATCAAAGTGCAAATTTAAAGCCTCAAATATGTAGGCTGGAGTGTAATAGTCATCCGATGTGGCATTACTGACTAAATCATGGGTAAAATCCATGTCTAAGCGGTCGCTCATTGGCTTAACTCAGCAATCCGTGAATCATCCACAATCTTGATACCAAATGTGCCACATCCCATGCATTGTGCAAACCATTCATGCTCTGTTAATTCAGCACCTTTTTTGAGGCCAAAGCGTTGCTTCGGCTTTCCGTAAAGCTTCTTGCATATTGCGCAATCAAATTGCAGGATGTGCATAGTTGCTCCTTATCAATGTTTCAATGGGTTGCAGATTAACTTGTGGAACAGTCCAATTGTTTTGGCTGGTGTTTTTGTATCGCGGCTTCTTGGCCACAGCTACCGGCATCCAGCCCACAATGTGCATTTTAGGTGCGTTGCCTGTAACTAACACCGCAATGTCACGATCCTCGCGGTCGCTCTCCTGTATCCACAAATTGCTGTTGGGATTGGCTGACCATTTGACTTCAATGTGTTCGCCCACATCGGCCTTGGATTTATCCCATGTAATGCCAGGTTGATACTCATAACCCAATCGCTTGGCCACAACCATCTCAGCCAGCATTGACTCTCCCATTTGTGCCACATACTCAAACCATGAAAGGTTTTTAACAATGCGTGAGCTATGGTCAGCCGACCTGTCATGGCAATGTGATATGGCTGCAATCATGCATTGCACCTCCTCAATGCGATCTATCATCGGCAGTCTCCACAAAACCAAATAATATTTTCTGTGCGGTCATAACCTTTTTGATAACCAAAATTATCAAATTTGACTAGCCTTGAACATTTGTCACATTGCTCCACTTTGTATTCTGCAATTATTACGCCATCTTTCATAAGTGTGCAGGTCATAGTTCTTGGGTTGATTATCTCAATTGGGCCGCTCATGGTCACACCTGTGGCTTAAAAGTGCCATCGCTGGTCAATACATACCATTGAGGTTTGCATTGCTTTTCTTTTGCTTTTTCGTTGCAAAAATAGCCAGCCCAAGGTTTAGGTGCATCGGGTTTGCTTTGATTCCATCGCATTGATCCATGTGCGCAACCGGGCACAGTCTCAGCTGTCCAAGCGGTGTCTTTGACTTCTTCGGCTTCTTCTCTAGTCTGATAGCTTGGCACATCGCCAAATTTTGTTGCCCAATAGTCATAATCCATTGCCTTTGGTGATTTGCCATTGACCTGTGCCATAACCTCCTGTGTGGCCTTCTCCGTGCCACCCATGACCAAAGCCATGACACGCATCAAAGCTGAGGTGCAGGTATCTTCAACCATCCAACGGCGCATTTTCTCGCTGTAAGCTGCAAGAAACCCATGTGCATAATCAATGGCAGCAGGATCAATCTCTGTCTGATTGCGCCATGCTTTAGCTTGTACCAGCACATAGCCTTTTTCAGCGTTGAATTCAATAATGTGCGTTTCAAGCCGACCTTGCGGATATGTGGCAATCCACCGGTCAGTCCGTTCTTTGTTGCCTTCGTATGAGTCCATAAACGCCATTAGCGCACCGCCTGACCTGATGCATGGCGGCCTACGGCCTTGCCTCGCTGATAGCCGTCTTTGTGTCCTTCTTTGTATCCAACCGCGTAGCTGCAAATGGCCCATAAAATGCAGGCCAGCACCATGAATATAAACACACCAATTTCACCTGATGTCATTTTTTTGCTCCCGTTTCTGGGAGCCGTGTCTCAGCTCCCAAATACAGAGTGACAGGCAATGCTGACATTTTCAACAATCATGCGTGGATTGCGGCGTGTCGCTACTTCTTCATTGCTATCTCAAGCATTAACTGATCTAGTCGTTGCTCTATCCGGCTGACTTGATCCTTAAGAGAATTGCCACCATTCGGTTGCAGCTCTCGCATGACTGATTTCACCATGAATCTCATGGATGAATAGATGGCAGTCAGCACCGCAATAACAAGCCCACCAACCGCCGTCCATTCACCTACACTCATTTCTTTAAGCCAAGATCATCTTTAGGATTTGCCCAACGCGCAAGCATTGGCACTAAGCCAGCCACCAAGCCCATTGCTAAATCCTTTGGGTTTTGATTACCAGTCATCCACACAGCTAACATGCCAGCAACAGAGCTGCGCGCCCAAGATGCCAACAGAGCTTTTGCTTTATCCATTATTTCTCTCCTTTTGGTCGGTCGGGCAAATCACCCGAAAACGCGCCATAAGTTGGTCGGCCGTAGCCAACAACAAATGACCTTGCTCCCAAAGTTCTTGATTTCACCATGACTTCGCCGCCATTGCGTTGATCTCCGGCACCGCTGGTGTTGCCTTCAATAGTCACAATCTGTTTTTCCGATACTCGAATGACTAAACCGATGTGATTGATTGTTACCTTGTCATCAATGATAAAATCGAAAAACACAAAATCACCAATCTTTGGTGTTTCGTGCCATTGCTTGTTTTTTTTAAATGCCTCAGCTCCGGCTTTGGTGCTGACTACATTTGGCACTTTCACACCAGCTTGATCCGCGCACCAATTTAGAAATGACCCACACCATGGCAGCTTATCGGCTTTCATGTGTTTGCCATACTTTGTCTCGTTGTTTCCAGTCTCAGCTGTGCCAACTTCGGCAAGAGCGATTTGAATCAATCGAGGCAATGTACCTTGTGGAAATGTCACGACAATAAAAGTTTTGCTTCATCGGCAGTAATGCCAAGTTTGGCTAGTAACGCTGCTTTGTCTGCTTCGGCTTCTGCCTTTGCTATTGCCTTTGCCTCTGCCGTTGCCACATCCGTTTGATGTTGTGCGTATTCTTCATCATTCATTTCACGCATAATTACTTCATCAGTTGAGCAATCGTGGATTTTAATAGTTGGTCTAGTCATTATGAAACTCCATATACTGTGTAGGTTCCTGCGGTCATATTTCTGCCACCGCCCAATCTTAAAGTGAGTGAAGTAATTGCCGTTGAAGTTGCGGTATTTGCAAATGAAGCATTGAGAGTGGCATTGGCACTATTATTATTCAAAAAAGCACAATCTCCAGAGGCAAGCGGTCTGCCTGTTGTATTATTGTAATCGTAAATAAACCAACTTGCGTGATTTGAACCGCCAGTTCTCAGCCAATCAATAGTTCCATCACCTAAATACCAACCATCGTCAGAAATCACGCCTAAATTAAATGCAGTTAAAGTAGTGTGACCATAAATTGACCTTGTATAGTTCGTAGTGACTGAGTTGTATCGCAATCCAAATGCATCAGGAGCCGTGTCCCAAGTAGCAGCATAAAGACTAACCAT